TCGTGGGTGTAGATTGCTTTAGTCTCTTCAACTTGAGCCCCAATACGGGATCGGATCTGCTGGTTGACGGCTTCCATTTCGAGCTGCACATTCCGGATTTCCTCTAGTCGGGCCTGGGCATCAAAGCCCATTTTGCGCAACTGTAACTCACGCTCAATCTGCATCCTTGCAAGTTCTATTTCTTGCTTTTTGTCCATGCGATCTTGGAGGAAATCCAGGAACTTGGGCAAGCCGCCGGCCAAGAACGAGAAAATTGTGCTGATGAGCGTAAGCATTACGGTTTATCCACTTTGTGGTCCAACTTGTCGCTGATCTTACTAAGCAAGTTTTTAACATCGGCCATGTCATCGCGGTAATCATCTCTCCGCACATATCGAGCAGGCATTGATCGGATGTCGGCATCCAGCCGCTCAATCGCCCGATAGATGTGACTCAGGATCCAGCCACCAAAGAACCCGGCAAGGCTGACGGCGATGTTGAAGATGAGTTGCGATTCCATGGTTGGGTCCTGTTACTGGTTAAGGTTCGTAAGGTTGCTGAGATACGGGCAAAGCAGTCATAAGCCGATTCATCAGATTCTGATCCAACATCGGAATGTTAAGCGCATTCAGGTTTGATGGGGCATTCCTAGATGCGGCAATAGCTCTGTTCCTTGCCAATGCAGAAATCACCTCTGGAGTTACAGCAAGGGCCGCTCCACCAGCCGCGCCATAATGTCCACCGGTATAACCTCCGAACCCTGCAAGCCCGGCAACTCTACCAAGAAAGTTTGCGGCTTGTCCCCCTGGAATGCCTGATTGCCTTGGAGGCTGCATGGGGCCAATGTTTCCTCTTTCCGGAAAGATCCTAGGAGCAGCATTTGCAAGTTTTGCAGTTGTTTGCAGCCCGCCAGTAAGACCCATATCAAGTTGTTTTGCCAACTCTTTTGCATTGATTGAGCCAGTTCCCTCAACAATGGAATTTTCTACAGCATGGCTCTTTGCCATCCTTGTTCTGGCCTCCTCAAAACGCTGAATCATTGCATCAGCATTAGGCCGCTGGTCTCTTTTGATCTGTTTAAAAATCTCGTCTTTTAGTAGATCAGCTAAGGCCAACTGTGTCTTTGCAAGAGCATTTTCTCCTTTGGAAAAGTTGCTACTAGCGTCTTCTCTCAAAGATCGCATGTGCTGCATGGCATCTTTTGAGTTGAATGTCGGCACGTCGTAAGCGTTAATCAAATTCCTGACTTCATCTCTTGCCGCCGCAGGAAACGATCCAGAAACCGATGCGTATTTGCTTTTCAAAGCTTCAACGGAGTTTTTAAAGTCCGTGTCGGTTCTTACCCTACCAACGGCCTCAAGAGGCTTGTATCCAGCATCGTATTCTTGCCGCCGAATGTCTTGCATGTTCTCCTTGGTCAACGGCGCATTTTCTGGGAGATTCAATTCTTTCTGAGCAACTTTATTGGCATTAACCTGATTGATAAGGCCAACTTCCTTTTCAATCCCACCGGCTGCTCTTTCCTTTAGCGTTTGCTTTCCTTCGTAGTAACCTCTTGGAATGGCATAGCCTTCATTTTGGGCCGTCTCTAGAGTTCTACTCATCTCGTTACGAGAGGCAAGGTCACGCGCGCGGGTCTCCATTTGACGCTCCGCCAACTTGTTCGCGCCAGTAGTCAAGTTTTTAGCCGCCATCGTTGAAAACAACACGCCAGCCAAAGGAGATTCTGTCTTCTCAGCAACGCCTTGCCCACCCATGGCAGATGCCGCACCGATCCCCATAGTTCTACCTACAGTCCCTAGTGCTGGCGCCTTACCCATCATTGCGCCTGTTGCGCCTTGTAGGCCAACATCCAAATACCGCTGCCCAGTCGTCATCTGCGCTTGAGTTTCTTCCGGAGAGATAATCCCAGCGCGCTGACCAAGCCTATACACCATGCTTGGACTAGGAGTTAGATCAGGAGCAAGGTCAGAACGACCCATAGCAGTTGCGCCATAACCAACCGCAGCTTTTCCAAGGTTATAAAGGCTCAATGGAGTCTCTATAAACATGTCAGCAGCCCCTGCAAGCGCTTTAAACGGGGCTTCTGATGCGACGCGGGTTGTCCTCATTCCAGGTTGCGGCATGCCCTCGCCAAGGCCCGCTTGCGCCTCCATGTAGGCCATGCGTTGCATGTCTTCACTTGGTTGCCCTTGGGTGGCTTGCTGCTGCTGCATCCGCAATCTGGCACTTGCCAGCGCCAAAGCTTTACGTTGCTCTAATGTCATTTCCCGGTTTTCCACAGTGCGCGCTCCTCTGGAGTCATTACGGCCCAAATTGCGGGATCAATACCTTGAGGACTTTTCGGCAACGGGCTGGATGGTGCCGCACCAGATGGACGAGCGCCTCCAGCAGATGGCAATGGAACACCGGTGTTTTGCTGCTCTACGTATTTCTTAAGCTCTGGCCGTTCAAACAATGATTTACCACCTTCTCCAGCGTACCAAGCGTCTTCAACGCCTTCATATGTCTTGTTGTTCTTCCACCAAGAATCATAGAAGTTTCGTTGCTGAATGTCCTTCTTCGCTTGTGCTTTTGCAACTGAAATAATAAATCTATTGCCTGCAACTGTGTTTCCAAGTTCTGCGCCAGTTCTACTGATACGTCCAGCATCTGCTTCAGTTTGAGGTCCTTTTTGCTCCATTTGCTTTGTAAGAACAGCCTGGGATGCAGCAGCATTGAAAGATTCTGCATTTGCAGCAAACTTTTCAGCATCCTTGACGCCCAAAGCAGACAATATTGAAGCGCCGGCTTTCTGAGCGCCAGCGCCAAATCCAGTCTCAAGACCTTTGTTGAGCAACATTTCCTGTGTTTCTAGAGCGGGTAATGTCCTTGTCGCTGCTCTTGCAACATTAGATACTTCTTCATACCCCTTCACATTCAACTCGCCTTTTGCCTGCTGCTCTTTCTTCTCCAACACAGTTCCGCCAACATTCACTTGCGTACCTGGGGTGTGAGTTGTTGCCTTAGTGATCGCTTGCTGATACAACCTATATTCTGGCGACCCAGGTTGGAACTTCTGTTGTTCCTCAATTAGCTTTGCAAGATCCGTCTTGGGCCCGGGCTTCGGCATTGACATCTCAAGTTGGTCTTTGGCTGAAATCAACCCCAGACGTTTTTTGTTAATCCAGTCTTGAAGCTCTGGCATAGTCTGCAACCTAGCAAGTTCAGCCTTTTGCGCATCGGCTTGTTCTTGCGAAAAGTAACCTCGCTGCACCCCTTCATCAAGAGATGCAATCACATCAGCACCGCTTTTTGCAGCGCCTAATGATTGGATGCCGTGTGCGTATCTTTCCTGCTCATGCTTGAATTGAGCGGCTTTTATTTCTGTCTGAGTCTTGTTTAGGCTAGCCTGTTTTTCCTGTTGAGCAAGCATTTTTGCTTGAACATCTGGAATCAAATGGCCAGCGCCTCTCTCCGCCAATTGCCTGTATATGGCGCTTGGATCAACCGCGCCAGTCTCAGGATTGAAACCTGACTTGTAGGCGGCACTCAAAGCATTTTGAGCCTCATCCGCCCTCTGTGCAGATGAAAGCTGATACTGAGCCAGAGCGTTTCTGTTCTGTGCCTCTTGAATCTGCGCAAATTTGGCATATTGATTCAGCGGAGACTCAAGCTGAACGGTGGGCTGGAAGCCTAGAGCAATTCTTGGATCGATTGGCATGATTTACTCGCTCATTGACTGACCGGGCCACCCGAACTGGCTGGGGCCTTGATAGAAGCCGGATGCATCCGTCCCAGGCACGCCCCCAGGCCTACGCCATTGCATATTGTTCAAGAATTGCTGCCCTTGATAGTTGTTGATGCCTTGGTTGATGGCCCCAGTCAAAGCATTAGCACCGCCCATGTAGCCAGACCCGCGAGCATTGCCTGCCCCCATGTAAGCCTCACCAGCGCCTTGTGCATAGTTGCCCGCTGCAGTGCCAAGTGTGTTGGCCGCCGTTTGGCTAGTCCCCATCAGTGACTGCAACGGCTGAAGTTGGTTGGCCCGGTTCGTCTGGTAACGATTAAAGGCATTCATGTACTCTTGGCTAGCCGCCTCTTGGCCGTACCGCTGGGCCCCTTTCAGAGCTGCACCAGAGATCAGGCCGCCGCGTGCTGCTGCTTGACGATCCAAAGCCTTCAGCCCCTCTTGCATGCGGAATGCATAGCCAGGATCTTGCTGGAAGTCCTCCATGCTGAAATCGCGTGCATACTTGCCAAACCCAGGTGCTTGCTTCTCTGCCTCGTAGGCCGCTTGCGCAGCCCGATCCTGAGCCATTGCCGCTTGAACAGCCGCATTCAGTCCTTCCTCGTCTAGAGTGCCGCTTCCTGGCACCCATCTTCTGGTTACAGAGCCTCCAGAATCGCCACCGCCCTCAAAAACGTCGTCCACATAATACCCGCCTGCGTCGCCCTTCATGTACTTAGAGGCCAGAGCATTACGGATTTCAGACTCGGAGCGAGCCGTGGGGGCTGCATTTTGCAGGCCAAGCATATTCATGTACCGCTGCTGGGCCGTCAGACCCGCTTGGCGGTAAGGCTCCTGAAGCTGAATTTGCCGCTCAAACATCTCCTTTTGGAGCTGTGCAGCACGATCCGCTGCTGCTGCCTGAGCTTCCGCCGCATCACTTGCGGCATCAGCCCCAATCAGCCCCCCAACAATTGCTCCACCAGCTGCAATCCACGGCATATCAATCTCCTTGGCTCAGTTTCTGAGCAATGTTTTGTACAACTTCTGCATCTGTAGATGCAATTATTACGTTATCAACCTCATGCTCATCGGTGCAATTCGTTGCATGAATGCAGTACCAAACAACATCCGTCAACGATCTCACACCGTGATGCTTGCCTGCCTCAATTGTCAGGCAGGCAGGGGCATGTAGTACAGAAGTTTTATCATCAACCATCAGTTCCACGGACCCGCTGGCCAGAATAGATAGATGGTCGTGCAGGTGCGCATGCTGCACAAGCCAACTCCCGGCAGGGATGCGAGTCTCTTTAGCGTAGACGCCAGAACTGAAATGGTGTTCGATCATGTAACTTCCCGTCCACTTGCCCGAATGTTGATAGAGGAGGCCGTCCCGGCAATGGTGGAGATGAATCCGCTGGCGCCCAGAACTTGGCCAACGATCTCCGGGAACGTATAGACCTCAGCTGGTTGCAGCGTCTTGGTCTTGGTAATCAAGTTTTGATTACCCGAGGTATCGCCACCCGTGACCAAGTTTACGCTGATGGTTGCTGCCGCCGCGCTGTAGTTCGTGGCAGTGAACTTATCAATGATGGCAGTGACATTTGTTGCCGTATATTGAGTCGTCTGCGTAATTTCAGCAATCTTGCTTGGAACCAGTACTTTTACAGTTACATTCATGGCGTTGACCTTTCAGTACTGTATAAATTACGCTGCCACAACTGAATCATCGGAAAATCTGCGCCATGCACTAGAAGAATAGTACACAGGCACACCAGTTCCATTGCCTGCTGATTCGCCTACTTTTCTGCCATTTGTTGCATATGCGATTTGTGAGTCAACGGCACTCGGCAAGGTTGCTACAGTGTATGACCCCAACTGAGAAACATTGTTTGCACTCAGGATGTTATCCACAGTCCAGATAAGCGCGTCAACGCTATCTTTTAGGACCATTTTGTAAGTTCCCAAACCAAGCCAAACATCGGCTTCGCCACGCGAATCAAGGATGATTGGATTAGTATTGGCGGAGCCGCCAGTGGAGTCCGTGTAGGTCGTCAATGGAGACACTGTTCCGGCGTAATAGGTGTACAGTTTTCCGCCAACCAATGGAACCCCATTGGCATCAAAAAACTGCATCTTTGGGCTTGGAGTAAGTGAAGCCATTTTCGACCCGTTGTGATGTTGGTTTAGTTGCTAATGAAAATTGACGCAACAAAAAATTGTCTGTTTTTAGTCTTCAAGAAGCAAATATGTTCCATATTGCTCAATCGGTTTTGGTTCAGTGTTTAGTAAATCAATTTGAGATTGCAAATCAACAATGCTGACGCTGCTTGTTCCGCCTCCAGTAAGCTTAAACAAGTTCAGCATAAATAAATACCATTCTCTTGCCATCAATCCTGTTCGTTCATCAATGAACGGTACTCTAGGAGGTGGGATGTTGGTGATATCAAGCATTTGTTCCGCTCGCAATCAGTTCTGCGCCCATGATGGAAATCTTGACTGGATCAGTGCCAGAAATCTCATAAACACGGTCCCGCAGTTTCTGCGTCATCCCCAAACGCCACCAGATGACTCGGGTGCCAAATTCTCCAAGCCTGCCCATTTCGCGGGTGTGATAGTTGCTCCAAGTATGGCCGCCATCGTCCGACCATCTTAATGAAGCAGTTGGATTTACCCCAACTTTTAGAATAGGATCAAATAAGAATGAATCACCTGCCTCAGTAAGCAAGTCAAGACCTAGTTCAGTTAATAAATATTCAATCGCAACGCTGTCAAACGGATCAATCCCGTTCAGACCAACTCCTGATTCACAATCTAGCTGCAACGAATGGTGCGCAGTACGCTTTAGGTCATTCTTGCCAGTGCCTAATGCACGCCAAGAACGCAGCCACTTTTGAACTGCACCATCATCAGCGTACACGTCCAAGTCATAGGCGTAGATTCGGCCGTCTTCATAATCGCCAACAATGACTTCGTTGTTGAAGTTCATCTGGCAGTTGGAACGATGCCGAATGAATGCGCCTTCATAGAAGCCAGCCCGCTCATGCCAGGCCTGGGTAGACACATCGTATACCCACGTCCGATTGGCCGTTGGGAAGGTCAGCACATAGAATGGGTGGCCTTCTTGCTGATACGTGTAGGCAACCGCATCAGAGATAGTTTCATAACCAGCAATTGCGTACTCAATCGCATGAGTGGACACGCGTTGGCCTGTATAGCCGTTAGCCTTGTAAACAATCCCATTGCCGCGAGCGTCAGAGCCCAGCCAGAAGATGGAATTGTCCAACTTGGCAACGGAGTAGATTGCGGCACAGCCAATCTCGTTGAACGCACCTTGAATGCGCTGCAAAGGGAAATCCGTCAGCCCAGCGTCATACCAAACCTCGACAGAGTTCGCGCCAAGCAGCCAGACCTCTCGATGGTCAATAATCATTGACACCAAACCGTCTGGAGAGCCTTCTGCGCTGGCAAAGTCTAGAGGATCAACTGAGGTTCCATCCAGCAAGCTAGTGACCCACACGCGCTGACTATTTGGCTCGATGAACACAAAGTAGCCATCCAGATAGCCGACAACAGAGGCCCCCGGAAAGTCGCCGTCCGTTATCTGTGCGAATACGTTTGTGGAGGCGTTGTAGATGTAGCTTGGGCCATTGCAGGCAATGAACAACTGCGTGCCGTTGTCCGACATGCTGACAGGCCCAGTGCCCGACACTGTTCCAATTGCCGTGTAAGTCCAATCTGTGGATAACTTATACACAGTTTGTCCACTGACAACGTAGCCATACCCGCCAAACTGCCAGAGGCCACGGATTGGGCCTGTGCCGATGGTGGCCACCTTGCGCAACCCTGGGGCTCGCATGAAGAACGCAGGCTCCTTGCCGCCGTCCGGCACAATCTCAGGGAACATGTTGACGAGACGATTCACCGCCTCGTTAACGGATCTGGCTACATACGATTGGCCTAGGATGGGCGTTTTCATGCGGTTTTTAAGTTCAGCCAGCCTTTGCCCATACACCAAACATACCTACCAAATTTTAAATTGAACGCAGGCGGCAAAACATCATCATGAGCAGGAGAATACATCCGATTGGTGCGGATGCACATTTGAAACAATCTGATGCGAAATATCAATTCCATAATCAATAATTGCCTGCAAAAACATTAAACCTCTGCCGCGTCGCAACAATCGGATACGGCAAGCTCATCAAGTCTTCTGGATTGTTGACGCGCTTCAGGTTGCGTTTAGACGTCATGGCAATCCGGGCGACAGTAGGCGAAGGCTCCACGCCGAACTCTGGTGCAATCTCACAGGCCAAGTTGTACTTAAACGCACGCTTGTAACCGGGTGGCAGGTACAAAGTCGTTGCCAGCGTTGCAGGCTGAACCAACTCATCCACCGAGATAAAGTGCCACTCCAGAGCCCGTGTGGGCTTAGGGTAGACCGTCATCTGGATGTTGGGGAACTCCATGTTTACCCACATGACCTGTGGATAAGTAGATGTAACCGTCTTTACAGCAATCCCGTTGTATTGCTGCTGGTTGATCATCTTGATGCCAAAAGACACGTTGGTCGTTGGATCGCGGAAATAGGTGGAATCATCCAGCAGAATTGGACGATTGCCAACAAAGTCACCAGTTGGGCCTAGATGCTGCTGGATCTGATCCGCAGGCCAAGTAAAGACTTGATCCTGGGTGTTGTAGATCATCAGGCGTTCCGTGTTCCACGAATCAATCATTTGATTCATGGCCGAAAGCGCGTCTTGCGAGGTCTCAGGCGATGGGGTTTCGCCTTCAGCGAGTAGCCCAATTAGCCGGAGTGCCGAATTTATGATGTCACCGGCTGTCGCCATTGCTTACGCTCCTTGCATCTGTGCTTTGGGGGGTCGTCCCCGACGCTTAACTTCCAGTTCATTCACGGGAGCCGCATCTTCAGACAGAGAAGGCGTGTCGTGAGTATAGCGCACCCAGCCGTTACGTTCATCTTCTTGCGCCTCAATGTCAAGGCTTGCAATCTTGGAACCGTGTTGGGGATGCTTTAGGTAAATCATAGGCATGTTAAGTGCCCCACACCATCGCTGGTGCAGGGCGGTTACTACTTAAGCAGCGCGGTACAGAGTCCAAGCACCGTCGCCGGTCTTACGAGCAAGGAAGCGAGCAGACGAGGTGACGGCAACAACAGCGTTACCAACAATCGTCCAGCCAGTGCCAACCAGCACAGTGACTGCACCAGAGCTGGTGCCGAGATTGACCAAGGCCAGTTCAAACGTAGAACCAACTTTGGCGTTCGTGAGAACAGCTTCGGTCAATGCCACGGTGGGCAGAGTGTAAGAAGCAGCGGTCGTGCTGGGGCTGGCAACCAACACACCACCCGTAACTTGCGCAGCGGTCAGCGTTGCAGTTGAGGTTGCGGTCTGGGGGTCAGCCATTTCGCCCAAGAAAATCTCATTGAGATTACCGTCGCCGAGCTGATAACCACCGCCAATAGATGGGAGAGCCATGATATTTTCCTTAAAGAAGTTACAAGAAGGGGCCGAAGCCCCTTATATAGATTAGCCCCAGATGCGGCAAGCCATCGCGGGACGAATGACCTTGTAACCGTACAGAACGTCGATACGGCAAGGCATACGGTCATTGTTGATGTCGTATTGGCGAACAATACGCATCGAGATGCCGTTGTGGACTTGGCGGGAAGCCATGTCAACACCTTGGGGCAGCAACAGGTCAGCGGTTGCGAAGGTGATCGCATCCTTGTGATACACCAAGTTCTGAGCATACTGGGTAGCAGAGCCGCCCAAGAAGGTCAAAGCAGCGCTGCCGGCAGGGAATGCGCTAACCGTCGCCAAGGCATGTGCCGAGGTGAAGATTGCAGGCGAAACGCTCAGGGTCGCAGAAGTACCAGCAGACACGGACACGTCAGCGGTCACGGTGAACTGTTGCAGCGAGCCGGTCGATTGGCGGGTCTGGGGGTTAACAGCAAACACGCCAGCGATGGTGAACACGTCACCGACCTTGAAGGTAGGCGAACCGCTGGTGAAGGTGATGTTGATCGAGGTAGCACCTTGGCTGAACGTGGAACCAGCGGCAACGATAGGAGCCGTAGGAGTCACGCCAGTGGTGTGGCTCACGATGGACTGAGACATGTTGATTTCGTCGAAACCAAGCACGCCAGTGCCCATCATGCCGTTCTTGAACTGCTTGCTGATGGTGTCAACAGGATTGAACAGACCCTTCATGCCTTCAACCAGACCTGCGTTAGCGGCAGGGTTGACGGTGGCGTAACGGGGGTTCATACCGGCTGCATTCTCGTTCAGCTTTTGTTGAGCTTGCAGCAGAACCAAAGAAGTGCCAGGAGTGGTGCCAGGGGTACCAACAGAGGAGTAAATCTGCTTGTAGGAGTTGGCAACGTCAGCATCAATAGCAGCAGCCAGTTGGCTAACGCGAGGCTTCAGAACACGCTCTGCGAAGTCATCCAATTGCATGGTGAGTTCAGCGGAGGTGAAGTTAACACCAATGTGCTTCTGCGAATCAACAGCCAGGGTCGTGGATTGCTCGTTGTCGTCCTGAACTTGCAGGGCGGCACCGTCCGTCACCAGCGCGCGGTCAGGCAGGCGGATACGCAGGGTGGAACCGATCTTGGCACCTTCAACAGCGAAACTATCGTCATCACAATGTTTGATGCGGATCGTTACTCCACATCCCGCTTTCGCGGCCCTAGCTTTCACTAGGGGTCAGACTATATCTTCAAACATTCCGCCAAATTCGGCCTGAACGGATCATTGAAACCAATGATGCTGTTACGCCGTACTTAGCGCCGATTTCTCGGTGCAGACCAACTTCGCTACGAATCGCCTTTACTTTTTCAGCGTTTAACTTTGCATGGCTATTCTTCTCACCATGCGCTTGACGTTTTTTGGCAACCATATCGGCCATATTGTCGTCAAAAGTCCCAGAGAACAAATGTCCCGGATTGACACACTTGCGGTTATCGCATTTATGCAAAACAAAGTCTGCCGCAACACCATTAGCCAATTCATAGGCTACGCGGTGCGCGTAAGCAGTCTTTCCGTCTTTGTGGAACTGACCATAGCCATTAGGCATGATGCACCCAGTCCACTCATGACATCCGTTCTCGTTAATGCTTACTTTTTCAAAAAATCGTTCGCTAATTGGTCGCTTCATGCTTGCCCCGCATTTCGCTCCCACTTGGGAGCTACGCCTTTCGGCTAGTCGTTGAACCTTCATCATATCACTGTTAATGATAAGACGCTTGGCTGCTGATTGCCCAATCATCACGATTTTCAGACCTTCACGCTTGCTGTTTCCGGCTACGTTGTGGTTCATGATGCTTAAGGGGTTTCCAGCAATTAACGGGGTTTAGCGTCAGCTAGACTTGATGTTTACTGACGGTTAACGTTGCGGGTGAGCACCAGGTTGTTCTCCAGAATCTGGAGAGCTTTCCGGGTGATCATATCAATGGTAAGAATGTTATTTGCCACGGCAAATGTCCTTTAGAAGTGATTAGCGGTTTTGTGCTTCCAACTTTTTCCGCATACGCATGTTTTCAGCTTCAATCCACTGGCTTGCCGTCATAGTCTTAGTAGAACGCGGGTCAGTGGTATCGTAAGCAGGGCTTCCCGTTGTGCGGGCAGTCACAGGCGTAATAGGAGTTGGTGCGCTCGAAGTTTTCTTAACAGGTGGACTATCGGCCAACTTGGCCTCCAGCCTACCGATCTCTTTTGCCTGCGCGTAAGGCGTCAAACGAGAGATGCGCTCAGCTTCTTTCGGGTTTGAACCCAAGAAGTAGGCAATGTCTGGCCCAACTTCAGAATACTGAATCGCTTCTGCCATCACGGTTGTGACTGGAAGCTTTGGGTTGTATGCGACTTGTTCAAAGTCTTCATACTTTCCGCGAGCATCTTCCTCACGATCATGCTATGCGCTGAGACCTTCCTGCTGTTGCCGTTGGCTTTCACGGCTACGAAGCAGCGCCTCGGCTTTGCGCGTTGCCAATGCATCAGCATACGCTTCAACCGCCTCAAACTGATCCGCAGGCGGAATATCCACCGGCATGCGTGGCGATTGGGCCTGAGCCGAACGCTGCGCTTGTTCTCTTTCCCATTTGCGTTGCTCACGAGCAAGGCGCTTACCAATGGCTGCATCAAGCTCTTCTTGAGTGAAGGTCTTGCTTGCTTCCGCTGGCTTTTCTTCCGGCTGAATAACTTCAGTTTCTGGGGCTGCCGTAGCTTCCAGTTCTGGCGCGGGCACTTCCGCTGAGATTTGCACTTCTTCTGTCATGGTTGATTCCTGAGAATCCCTGGTGAATCGCACCAGTACGGGGTTAGTTTACTATCAAAAACTGTTTAAGTTGTTCCAATTGCCGCCCAAGTAAAGCCAATATTTGACTGAACCACAATTGAACTTCCAGATGTCAGTCCAAGGCCACGGGCAAAGAAACCAGTTGCCGTAATGTTGCTAACAATTACTTGAGAAACAACCGTTGTTGTGTCGCCATTGCTTAGTGCCGTAAGAACGGTAGGAACGGAAGTAAATGCTGTTGGAAAAGTAACGCTTACCCCAGTGGCACCCGTTGTTGTTCCTCCAACTTGAACCAAAGGATTGGTAAGACTTGGAACAACAGGAATGGCACCACCACGCTGGTTAAACCTGCCCAAGCCAAAGATAGTTGTCTTGGCAGAGCTGGTATTAAGATTGGGAATGTCACTACCCTCAATCAAATTTCCAACAATTGAACCTGCGTTTTCAAGAACATTGGCTGTCTTCGTAAAAGACATGTTCAGATTTCTTAGCATGAACCTGCCGCCGTTAATGACAATGTCATTGACAGTTTGAGTGTTGGTGCTAAAAAAGTTTGAATCAGATACTGAATTCAATCCACTGTTCAACGAAATATCTGCGGCACCAAGATTTGCCTCAAACCAGCAGCCGCTGGCAACAAGGCCAAGGCTGTATGTGTCAGTTGCAGAAACTTCTGTGCCAACATTTGACCCAATGAAAACACCGCCTTGGCTAGCTCCCAAGCCCGTTGTTCCATTGCCTTCAATTTGTACATCTTCAAGCCTAAGAACACGACCAAAATCAAAGTAAACACCCCAGACGGTGTTATCAACCGCTTCCCCGCCGCGAACACGGATAAGATTAGGCCAACCACCTCCAGCAAGGGAGGTAAACTTTTCAATCTTGAGCCCGACACCCGCGCCTTCAAATGCGCAATCCTTGAACGTAACGGAGACTCCGCCGTACATATGGCAAGCCACCGCGCCACCTTTGAAACGGCAATTATCAAACGTTGATCGAACAACATCATAAGTTACCAATGTGTCGCCGTTGGTCACAACTCCGCCATCAAGCGTCAGCCCAGAAAAACCAACGCCGGCTTGGAAAATGGTGCTAGATGCACTTCCAATTGTTACAAAAACTCCTGCCCCCGCAACACGCCGCTTAATAATGCAACGTTCACGATCTGAGCCAAAGAAAGAACCTTGCAGTGAATACGCTGCTGAAGTTAAAACAAAAGGATCCGTGAGATATGTTCCAGGGGGAACAAAAACATTGTTTCCAGTTGCTGCAATGTAATTTACTGAAGCCTGAATCGCAGCCGTATCATTTGTCGCACCATCCCCGACAGCGCCAAAGTCTTTGACGCTAACAACATCACCCAACTTGCTAGAAACCAGCCGGCTAACAGCTCCTGTGCCTGTGCCTGTGTACGTTGCAATAGCATTGATATTGGCTGGAGTCGCCTTGACCGTGACGCCGCTTTGCACCATTGGAACAGCTTCAGTACCCCCCAATGGGGTAGTTGCTGCTGGGAGATTGGAGATCTTGACGCCTGCCATTTTTTGTTCCTTTAAGCCCAAGCCCTAGAAGGCGTTGCAACGGTTACTTCGTATTCGCTAAAGTCATCAGGGCCAACCCCTCTAACGTTCACATGCCAGCCTGCGACAGGCTTTGTCTCAGGGATTGGGCCTTCTGCTGACTTCAGAATCTTGCCGGTCTCTTTGTAGATCAATCCAATAACGTCGACGGAAATGCCAAACTTTGGCACCAATCCGTCCTCAACCTTGTCAAACAAGACCGACTCGGCTTCCGCTTTACTGCTGAACTTTAGGTGCTTGTCCATTAACGAGTCAATGCTTGCAATGCGCTGTCACGCAGGCGGGTTGGGTAGTACTTGAAGGAGCGGATGTGGCCGTTGAGGAAGGTAGCTAATTGCTCATTGCCAATCTGTAACTGAGTTGGCGTTGGGATGGTTGCCACTGTGTCAAGCAAAGGAGTTGCGCCATCAACACTGAGCGCAATCGAATTGGCAGCATATGCCCCTGCGAGCTTCTTAACAGCGTTAACGGCCCAAGTACCCCCATTTAAGTCAGCTTGAACTACCCCATCATCAACTATTGTAAAGCGTGGAGTAGTTGGACCCTTGCCTAAGCGAACTCGCTCAGTAAAAGCGTTGTTGTTGGCATTTAGGCCAATTTGATCTGCGCCTGTAGACCCAACAACGGAACCTTCAAAATAAAGAGTCCCCTCAACCGGGTTATACCAGTTGGAGAAGTTAGCCCCCGTCATGCTGGCAACATCTGCTGCGCGAGTGAGGGCCGTAGTCGTGGTGGGGATCACGCTGGTGGCGAATGCGCCTTGCTCAAGTTGCATGCCCCAGACGTTGACGCTGGTAGCGGCAGACAACGAGTTACGGAAGCAGTACGGTCGAACAGATACACACGTTGCAGGCGTTGTGAACGTGTATGTGATCCTTGTCCAAGTAGTAGCAGAAGGAGTTTGCGTTGGGACAATATCAACTGCAATAAACGCAGCATTGGTATTGTCGTAGATGGCAATCTTGTAATCGCTGGCGACCATCGTGCCCAGCTTTACGTACAAAGAAAACGTGTAGGCTGTGGACGAAGAACAAGCGATGCTTTGATGAACACCAGTGTCAGCGCCAGTTACAACAGTGATCGTGTCGGCAGTTGTTGTGCCATCAGGCGCAGCAACGGTGTTATAAGACACCGAAACAGTGCTACCTTTTGACCAATTAGCTTGACTCAAATCGTTCGAATACAAGCAACTGTTCGTCCTCTGCTCCTCAATCAACAGCCCCAAAGGAGCAAGCGTTGTTGGGTTGTAGTCGAAGCGGGGGCCGTAGTAGGCCGATGCGTCTGTCTGGTAGTACGGCTGAAGAGCGCCGACGTTGAGCTGGGCTCCCCAGACGTAGATGCCGGACGTACCGTTGCCGGTGTACAAGGTATTGTTGGCTGCATCGCAGACATAGACGCGCAGCGCATAAGATGCCGCAGACGCTGGGGTGTCTGTCAACGCATAACGGAACCAGCCGTTGCCGACGTCCGTCACGGTGTAGGGTAACCCGC